TGTATTACATTGCAGCCGGTGGAGTCCTCTCAGGGGTTACCATGCTATCTGGACTAAAAGACTTTTACGTTACCGACAGAGATGCTCTGTGTAGAATGAACTACAAGATGAATGGGGTGCAAGTCCCAATCGCTGTAGCTTCCAAAATTCATATACGCAAGACGACTGTCGATCTCGAGAAGAAACGACTGAAACCAAGACGCGATGGAGTGGTAATTCGGAGTACAGTGGCAGCTATACCAGAAGCGGATCAGAAAGATTCGACTGTGGAAGTATATGGCTGTATCACTGAAGACATGCCATTGGTAGTCCCCGATAAGAACATCGCGAACCTGGAGTCAGCTGTCATAGACAGAATGGCATGCACAGCTCCGCCAGAGGAGAAGTACGAGAACGATATGTTTGAGTACTGCAGTAAGCTGATCGACAAGCTAGACGTAGTCGACGTTACCTGCACGAACGAAGAAGTGAGGATTCATCTCATCGCCACCTACGGGAAAGCTCGTGGTATGACGCTGTTTAAGATGATGCACTGTTCTGTAGCAGAGATGTTGAAGCGTTACAAAGGCTTTGTCAAGGCTGAAACCTATCTGGGGAAAGATGACTATAACGCCAAAATGCGTATGATCTGGGGTTGCCCGGAGGTCATCATAGCTGTGTTTTCATGCCATTTCAAGAAACTAGCAAAGGCTTTAGCCGAGCAGTTTGGTCCGAGATGTAAGGCGTACTACACGTCTGGTGCTACACCAGAGCTGGTAGGAGACTATGTCACCGATATGTTTGACACATGCACCGAAGTGGTGTGTGAGGATTACAGTAATTGGGACGGGTCTTTACCCTCTGCGTTTGCCAGACTGGAGAAGTACTTCCTTGAAACAAAAGTCGTTGGGATGCCAGAAAAATTCCAGTTCTTACTGGATGACTGGGGTAACAACCGGATGATAGCATTTGAAGATGACGAGGTTCTGAAAGTGAACCTCCGTCACGGGAGGCGATCAGGTGACCTCTACACTAGTGCGTTTAACTCACTGGACAACATTTTGTTGTTCATGTGGAGATACCAGTACCAGTGGGAGGATGATTTCCGCTTCATAGTACAAGGCGACGATAATGTCGGCGGGCATACAAAGCCCATGCCAGATGACCATATAGATAAGGTCATCGGTCTTGGAATGAAAGTGGAGAGCATACCGGTTGCCAGCCCTCTTGATGTGCAATTTTGTTCACAGCGCGTGTGGGCGGTCGATGGAACCCTCATACTAGGCGCTAACCCGTTCAGAGCTTTAAGCAAGCTCGGCATCAACCATGGTTC